GAGCAAGACGCACCCGCCGCCAGAGCGACGAACGCAGAAAGCGAAGCCACCGCCCGGCACGCAAACGCAGCACCGGGCGAGATAGGGAAGCCAGAAGGCTGATAAGGGCGCTCAACTCTTCTGCCCTCCAAATGCGCTGATCACCTTGACCAGAAGCCCCATCAGCGGAGCCCGCGCCTTGCTGAAAAAGTCATGCGCGACGTAGGCCACCAGAAACGCGATGATCAGAGTGAGCGCCGGGATATCGACGCCCCAAACGTTGCCTATGAACTGAGCCGCCAACGGACCACCCAGAACACCGATCATCATGTTGAAGACACTCACCACGACCGCTGGACGCCAGCTCAGCTCTTCCTCCTCCAGGAGCGCCATGGCCACGCCCAGAAACACCACGGCCACAACCGGCCAAGATGTCCCGTAGCTGGTCAGCATGGCTGTCACGGCCCCCAGCACCCCAGCCATCGCTGAGGAAAACAACTCCAGTTTCAAATGCGTTGCTCCTTATCGCCATTTGTGGATTGTGACGGCCAACACCATGGCCAGCCTGCGGACGCGCGAAACGCCATCGGCGCGCAGCGCTTCAGAAAAGGGTGCCGCCGCGCTGACACGCCCCCAGCCAAGCCGGTGAAGGGCGTAATCATGCAGCGCAGCGGCTCTCAGATATCGGGGATCGTGCCTGCTGAAGACCGGCAACGCCCACCAAGGAATGGAGACGTTGAACGGAAAGTCAGCAGGCACATAAAGAAAAAGACCGGACCCTGCGGCACCGATCTCCCAAGCGATTTGTTGTGTTGTAAGGTATCCGTCCCCGTGGCGGATGTACCAATCAGACGGTTGGCCAGGCATCCTTGATCCGGGCAATGCCAGCCTCATCAAGGAAGCCTTTTGCCGCGAGTTGGGCCAGACCATCGGAGACCAAAGAGGCGTCGCGATGGATAGGCTCACTGTTCATCGTCAGCAGCAGGCGAACCATTTTCACATCAGGATCGGCGCTGGTTTCCATGATTTCCACGAACTGATCAGAGGTGAGCGGAGCGGCCTTCTGGACCAAGGCCATGTACTGAACATTTGTCAGTGCAGCAAATTCCGGCTCAGGGTCAGGCTGGTTTTCGAGGGCCTGCTGTGCCGCCTCTTGCGCAGCCATGTGGTTCTGGATCTCAGCGGGGGTCATAGGGACACGTTCCCCGCCAACGAGCTTGAAAAGTTGCTGGCTCATACGTCAATCGCCTCCTTCAGCACGACAGTGGCGTGGAAAAAGCCTCGATCGAGCGCACCGGCATTTGGATACATCCGGAACCCCACATCGAACCCGGAAATGCCAACACTTTGGGCATAGCTGCTCCAAGCGGTTTGCTCGATGTCGGGGGAATTGTAAGACGTTTGTTGGTGGTAGCTTCCGTTGAAATACATGTGAACGCCTCGACCGGCTGCGTCATCGTGGGGATGCAGCAGCGCGTCAAACGTCAGATTGCCCGGCCCCTGGCCGTAACCGGATTGTGCCGCCGTGCCATATGTCGGAAAGCGCAGAGCTCCATCGTTTGAATTATGCCCAACGGTATCGGAACGGGAGCTGCTCGACGCATATTTGTTACTCCGCGTGAAGCCCATGTAGCCGGTGTTTTTCGTGACCCCCTCCTGCGCCAGCGCCTTAAAGTAGAGCTGGATAGCGGACGCGTCCGAAGCGATACCCATCGCCTGCATTTTGACGAAGGCAATTTTCTCCAACGTCAGGCTTTCGTGGAAGTCCGACCAAAGGACATCAACGAGCGAGGTGCCCGATCCGTTCAGATCAAAGAACAGATCGAATTCACGCTTGGGATAGGTCTTTTCCGGCGGCAGGGGTGTGGGGGCCTCAAACCCAAGCTGATTGCCTTCCCCCATAACCAGCCGATCGCCAGGATTTGGGTTATCCATCGGCAACAGCATGGGCGGACCATTGGGGCGTTGAATGGCGTCAAGTACTGCTTTTCCAGTCATAGTCTGTCTCCTTTAAACTGGTAGGACTTCAAGAGTGCCGGTCACCGTCAGAGTGGTGTTCGCGGCGATGTAAACCGTGCCCAGGGCCTGCAGGTTTCCAACGGTCTCATCTTCATGGATCAATGGCAGGTCGCGGCGGGTGGCAGGGTCCGTTTCGGTCAAGATCAGATTTGCGCCGAAAGGGCTTTCGATCGTAATTCCGGTGAGATCCACGTCGCGCTGCATGTAGATGTCCTGGATCAAGATCCAGTGGTTGCCTTTTTTGATGATTTCGTCACTCGGCAGCAGCCCGTTCAAAGCCATCTTCAGTTTCAGATCTGCTGGCAGAATGCTCTCGCCATCGGCGCCGGGCTGCCCCTTACCCGCAAACAGCATCCAGTTTGCAGAAGGCGGCGCTTCACCCACCAAACCATCCACCAGGCAAACGTATGTGTTGCCATCTTTCTCGGCCAGATCGCGACGTCCGTAGGTCGCTGCGAGGTCAAAGGCACCACGCGGGACAAAGGCTCCCGTGCTTTGGGTCTCACCTTGGACAACGCCGCCGACATCGATCACAAGGTGCTCATCAGAGGCCATGGCAATGAGCTGATCACCCGGCGAAAGCATGATGGGCTTGGGATGCGTATAGGGCTGATCCGGCTGCACTTCCCGCGCAATCAGCAGACGCACTGTCTGGCCTGAGGATTGACGGAAAAGAGACAGCGTCAAACGGCCACTTGCCGCCATGGGCGCATATACGGTGATCGTGGACAGCGTCACCAGCAGGTCAGGCGGACAGCTGTAAACCACCGCCTCCGCCGTCCGTGGCAGCAGCTCGACTGTATTGTTGATGAAAGACACGCTTAACCTCCAAATACGATTGCCATAGCGATCGGATTGATCTGCTGCGGCGTGTTAATCAGATCGTTGTAATCACCGCTGGTCGCCACCGGCTGCAGGCCGAGATCATCGCGCGCAGCCTGCAAAGCCGAGAGCGTTTCATCGCGGGCCGTTTCCGCTTGACCCTTTGCGACAAGCACAGCGCCCTTGTCGGTTGCGACCTGATCTCGCATCCCAGAAACAGCGGCTTTGTCGATCGCTACGGCCTCTTGTGCAGAAACCGCTTCATCACGTGCCCCCTCTGCTCCGCCCTGCGCCGTCACAGCCCCAGCGGCGCTGTCTGCGGCGGCAGTGGCAAAGCCTTGCGCCTCATCACGTGCGGTTTCGGCAGCTGCCTGCGCCGCGATCGCGGCCAGCTTTGCATCGATCGCCTGCTGCGCTGAACTGGCAGCGCTTGCCGATGGGGCTTCCCATTCAACGCCATTCCAGAACCGCGCGCCGCCCGTGGTTCTGTTCCAATAGACCGCGCCAACCAGAAGGGGGTCACCATCATTGTCCACCGCTGGATCACTATCTTTTGCGCCCAGGTAGCGATCATCAAAGGTGTCGAAGATCTGGGCCACTGCAGCGCGATCAGCGGCCACCTGGACGGCCAAAGCGTCAACCTCTGACTGCGCAGTCGTCGCACCGTCTTTCGCGGCCTCTGCGCCCTGCTGTGCAGCTTCTGCCGCCTCCTGGGCACCCTGCGCACCGTCACGCGCTTCAGCCGCAGCCGCGATGGCCCCATCTGACAGAACATCAAGGAACTGATCAAACGTGCCGGTGTTGCCCTGGTCTAGCCACTGGTCATAGACACTGGGGCCGGTGTCGCCGCGATCTCCCTTGTCACCTTTCAGGCTGAGCAGGAAGTCCGCGGCTGTCCCGACGTTCCCCTGATCCAGCCAGATCTGATAGGCTGTCATGCTGAAATTTGAAAACACCGAGGTCCAAGCAACGCGCGAGTTGGTGATCTCTGCGATCATCTTGTTGATGTCTTCGACCAGCTTCTGTGTCAGCCCCTGCGTGGGCAGGATGGCATATGCCAAGCCGCTGGCGGTTTGGGCGTTGATGGGCTTTGCCGCGCGCAGCTCTGTTGAGCTGACTACGGCTGCGATCTCCACCAAGCCCGGCACCCCTTCGATCATCATCGCCCAGCCGGGCTGCTGATTGATCCAGTTGGTGCCAGCGCCCTCGATGGTGGCACTGCCCTGAGTGATCGCGGCTGTACCTGTTGAATACCAAGCCATCTGTTATCCTTTACTCGGAGGTTGGGGCCACTCGACGCGCTCCACGTCGGTGATGCTTTTGGGAAGATCCCGCAGTTTCCTGCGGTAGGCTTGCCATGCTCTTTGAAAAGCCCGCCGCGACTTCCACCGACTGCGGTCGACCGGAACGTCAGGCATCTGCGTCCAGTCCGATCGAGCCAACAGCCTGTCTCGTTTTTGCCGGATCTCGTTCATGGCCTGCTCAACATCGATCGGCGGGGTGAAAGGCACCAGCCGACCGTCACGGACACGGACCCGCGAGAGATCCCGCAGAGAGGTCAATTCAGCCTCCCCAGCGAGATCCAGGGCAAGGGTTTTCTCCCCCGGCTCCAATTGCCCACCGATTGCTTCAGCCGGGCAGACGGTGATCTGCCTGATTTCGCCAGTGTCATTGCGGTAGATCGCAAATCGCTTTGGCTTTTTGTGGCGGTTCTCGCTCATCTCTGCCTCTGTAAGATTATCAAGTCGCACCGGCGGATGGTTTCGCCAGTCGGATAGACCGAAATCCATCTGGTAATACCGGGATTGATCGTGGTGGTGACGATCTCTACTCCCTCGACTGTTATGCCCTCTTGAGTGCTGCGAATATCTCCAGCCAGGAGAGCATTCTTCCCACCAGCGGACTGCTCTTTATAGACCTCATAGCCAGCATATCGCGTCGTGCTTCCGGAGTTTCCATTGACCGAACAAGAGTAGAGAACCTGAATTAGGAGAGTGACAGGTTCATCATGGGTGTTTTGGATCCGGATACGCTTGTACCCGCCGCCACCAATGGCCTCATAGAAGGTTGTGGCGGCATTCTCCGCAATCTGTCGGGTGTCGACCGCCTTACCCTTGATATGCAGGGTGTCGACTGCAAGAGCCTTGATCTTGGCGCTGCCAATAGAGGCATTCTTGATCACAGCATCGCGGAGGTAGACTTTGCCCCCAGAGATCAGGAAAGGCGATATCGCCGCCCCACCGGAGCTACTGGCAATCACAAAGCGATCTGCCTGCACCGTGAACGTGGTGGCAACAGATCCGTTGATCAACTCCGACAGCAGACCGAAGCCGGTCACGACGCCGTTGTTGTTGACCTGGACCCCATAGGTGCCCGTGATCCCATTCACCGACGATTGCACCTGACTGACGGTCGTGGTGAGCGTGTCAATGCTGCTGGTGACCGAGGTCGTTGCAGCCGAGATGGCCGAGTTGGTCTGAGCGATTGTGTAATAGTCGGCGCTCAGTGTTGCGGATACCCCGGAAATCTGGCTCTGCAGAGCTGTCCGAGCCGCTGAGATCGCGGAGTTGACCTGCGAGATCGTGTAGTAGCTGGTCGACAACGTGGCCGAAACACCGGCGATCTGGGCGGACAAGCTGGTTTGCAGCGTTGCCAGGGCCGCGTCCTGCGTTGCAGCCGTGACATAGTTCTGCACCAGCTCAGCGCGGACCCCCTCAACCTCCGATAAAAGCGCCTCAGTCTTTTCGTCAACCACACCCTCAACACGGGCCGTCTCCAAAAAACCGGAAACCCGGTTTTCAAGATCCACCTCAGAGAGCTTTTCCAGCGCATAGGTCATATTGCCGGTGAAACTGTTCACCGCAGAGATCGCGACGCCATCAACATACTGCCAGACCTCATCTGACAGATCGTCTGGCCCAACCCTTACATCGTTGGTGCTGACCTCATACCAAGCCGACCAATCAACATTGACCTCATCCGCCACCCGTAGGCTCACAAAGTACGTGTGCCCCGGCAGGATGCCTTGTGTGATGAGGAAGGCATCACCCACATCCATGGCAACACCATCCGCCACGCGGACGCCGGTGAAGTCAAAGACCCGCCATTCAACACCCTCCACACTGGGGATCTGCGAAACCTCGATCGCGGCGCGGCGCGGCTTCCCATCGCTATCCAGAATATCGACCGGGGCAACACGCACACCGTTCAGGATGTACAGCACCGGCGGTGTCAAACGGACCCCGCCATCTGGCACCGGCAATTCGTCATCCGTTGACCAGCTATGGTCTGACGGGTCGACCTCTCGCAATTCGACGGATGCCAACAGATCGTGCGGGTGGATTACCTTTTTCTCGATCGAGAAATGCTTGCCGTCATATTGGTTGTGCTCAGAGGTCCACGAAATCACCGACAGAGGCGGGAGGTGCGCAAAGTCTGGCGGCAGCGTGAAGCTGTGCAGCACGTCGCGCTGTGCGTCCTCAACATAAGCCTTCCCGACACGCTGCACCTGGAGCGGGAACGGGCAAGCCGAGAGGGAGATATCCTGCGACAGCCTGCGGCCCTCATGCTGGGCCTCAAGTTCCGGGCGTAGAATACGCTCAGCCTCACTGACCTCCCAAGCGATGGCTGGGTTAGGGAATTTGAGGGTCAGGCTGTTCATGCTGTCAGCCAAGCCCGCAAACGGCGTCAGCGACATCGGCGCATCAACAATCAGATCATCGTCTGTCAGGAAGGCAGAAGGAACCGGCGGCGCACCCATGCGGACATACCAAGTCCCACCTTCTTCAGCGAGATCGCCTGTGCAGGCATCCATCAGGCGCTCAAGAACCTCGGCAGGCTCATTCTCGCCAATGCGGACCTCAAAGCCCCCTCGAA